TGGACCAAACCGCCTTGGTCAGCTCCTCGGACACCGCCTCCTTGATGTTGAGCTCCCGGCGCTCGGCCTCGCCGAACAGGTCTTCGGCCCGAACCAGGATGTTGGTGGTGTCGAAGCCCTTGCGGACCGCCTCACCGTGCATCTGGTCCACGCGATGAAGCATCAGCGTCAGGTCGCCTCTGTCCAGGTCCTCGTAGCCTTTCTGGTCCAGCCACGCCTTCTCCAGAATCGTCGCTCGCCGCCGTTCGGCGCTGACCCGTCCACCGGCTGATGGCAGAGCCGCCTGGTGAAGCACCGCGTACATCCAGCCCGGCAGCATCTTCTTGGCCTGTTCGAGGGCGGCCTCAAGGTAAGCCCTCGATTTGGGCTTCGGTGGCTGCTTCTCCCTGGCCTTGGTGATCCTGGGCACTGGCAATCCCGCTTTCTCGCACCCTTGCTCGAGGACGCGGCGAGCCCGCCCCACTGCCTCAGTCGGGTTCGACCCGGCCCGAATCTCGGTGCGTACATTCTCGTGAAATGCCTCAAGGCTACACGACTGATTCAAGGGCATTGGTTTTCTCCTGGTCGGGCTCGATGATGACACCGTCCTGAACCACCACATTGCCATCGGGGTCGACGACGGTCATGAAGTCCATCTCGGACGCCCCATTGAACTGGTCGTCCCGACGGTCCTTTTGCCTCTGCTTTTTCAATCTCTGCCTCACCAATGGCATTACAGCTCCTCCAGGTCGACGATTGACAGCCATCGTCCGCGTTTGGTCTGCACTCGCTGCACCGAAGCGACCCGATACTCACGACCGCCCGGAACCAGCACCTCCATCTCGTGACCCATGCCCTGACGGGTTCGGCTTGGGCTTCGGCGGCAGAGTCAGCTTCTTCTGCTTCGGCTTGGTGACCTTCCGATTCACCTTGATGACCGAGATCTCCTTGCGACCGGCCGCCAGAGCCGACGCTGCTCGCTGGTGACCGTCGATAATGACGCCTCGCTGGTCCACCAGAATGGGCGCTACCCTCTCACCAGCGAGGTAACGCTTGGTCAGGGCCTTGTCTGCAACGAAGCGCTCCGGTTTCGAGCCCTCCAGGCTGTCGAGCCGCACCGCTTCACGCTTATGGCCAGCAATCTCGACCTTCGAGATGTCGTGCTCGGCTGCGACCGACCGCAGCATGTCCTCGGCATCACCCTTCGATGGCCACATGCCAGCTACGGCATCCGGGCTCTCCAGCTTGCTGCTGTCCACCAGCTCCTGAACCGGCTGCGGGACCGCTGCCTCGCCTGCGACCTTTGGCCTCGCAGCGAGCTTCGGCGGCTCCACCACCTTGGGCTTCGGCACATCGCCGACCTCTTCCAGCTCGACGAACGTGATATTCGGGTTGCTCTTGAGCTTCCCCGAGCCGACAACCCGATATGCCCTACCCTTGGGGACAATCACCTCATCCTCGGCACTGAGGAGGTCATATCCGGCATTCTTGGGCTTCTTCACCCTCAACAGCAGGCCCGGTTTGCCTGATTCGGGCTGAGCGAACTCCATGGCGACGCCCTGGGTCTTCGTCCAGCTCGACATCGCGTCCATCTTGATGACGTTGCCCTTCTCAGTGAACTGCTTCATCGCCTTCGGTGGCATGCTGTGCATCCCACGCCAGGACTCGCCGTCGTACTTCGGCGTGTTCTCCAAGGCCGCCATCAGGTGCTTGTGGGTCTCTGGTATGCCCTTCGGCACCTTCTTCGGGTCTTTGAGCTTGTCGTAGTCGCGGATGTCGTATGACGAAGTCTCCCAATCCGACAACGCCTCGGCCTGCTCCATCGGCAGCGAATCGAGCAACTCAGGGAACGTCTTCGGTGGCGGCCCAGGCGGCTTCGGCGGCACCGGCTGGGTGATGGGCACCTCGACGATGGTTGTCGGCTTCGACGGCTTGATGGGTGGCAGCTTCGAGCCACCAGCAGATGCCGGTAGCGGCGGTGGAGGCGGCGGCTTGACGGGTTTCGGCTGGGGCGGCGGTTGCGCATCCTCGGCAAAGCGCAGGATCACGGTGGAACGACAGTTTGGGTGAGCTGGCGGCCCGCGCACTGGCCCAACGATGCTCGAATTGAACATCTGCCCTACCGGCACCCTCTTACCATCGAGCTCGGTGCAGATGGGACTGGTCCGCTCGTCGCCCATCGCCACCCACTTCTGCTCGGTCCCCAGCGGCATGAATCCCTGAGCCGTCGCCGTGGACCAGGCGCTGAACAGCCCCTCGGTCCTCGCATCGACCGACTCGGTTCGGGCGATGGCCTTGGCTCGGATCTCTCGGTAGTGGTCCGACAGCTCCACCGTCATCTGGTCGATCTTGTCCTGCGGGATACCCGCCAGCTTGGCGTTGGCGACCCGCTTGGCGACCGACTCAGCCTGGCGTGGCGTCAACCCGACCGTGTCCTTGATGCGCTGGATGGCTGTCTCGGGCCGCAGTCCCTGCTCGAACATCTCGGTGAGGGCGAGACGGATGCGCTCCTGCTCCGATTGCGAGAGGGCGACGGCCCGCTGTAGCGACCTGTCCCTCATAAACGCGACTGCTTCGGGGCTGATTGGGACAGTCGGGACGAATTTCTTGTCCTTGACGAGCTGGAGCCTCGCCCGCCAGCTCTTCTGCAGCTCAACCCGGAACTGCCACCCGTGGCGCTTCGCCTCCTGGGTCGCTGTGTCCGCAATCAGCTCGCCATAGATGTGGGACAGCTTCTCAGCGAACCGGGTCCAGTAGCCGTATGTCTCGAGGGCGAACAGGTTGAAGAACGGTATGGCCGCCAGCATCTCGCCGGGCGTCGGGTTGGCTTCGAGATCGACCGCCGCCTCGATGGTGCGCTCCATCTCCGGGTCGATGAGCTGCCGCATCAGCATCTTGAAGGCACGAGCGAACCGGCCCTCATGCTGGGCCTGCACCCGCCACGCATCACGGAGCGCTGGGTCGGCGGGCGTCCCGTCCCGTCGCTGCCAGGCGGTTTGCTTCCGCCTGGCCTTATTGATGGCGACGAACGGCATTACAGCTCCTGCTTGCCTGGGCCCTCGGGCTTCTCTGGCGGTGGAGCAGCCGGCTTCGGCTTGGGTTCTGGTTGAGGCGTGTCGTCGATGTCGGTATCCCGCCTCGGCTGACCGGGTGGAGGAGCGGGCGGCAAGGCAGGCATTGGGTCGACCTCTTCACGAATGAATTTCGCCGCCTTCTCCTCCTCAACACCGAGTGCTGCCGCCAAAGTGAGGATGGCGGCCGGCTTGTCCATCTCCCGACGCTTCAGCGCCGCATTCACATCGAGGATGGCCTGGAGCTGGTCGGTCGACAGTGAGTGCCTGGCCACATCGTCGATGTCTGTCTCGGACAGCGGGGCCGGCAGCCCGTCGTCCTCATCGGGAGGCTGCGGCAGGTTGCCGATCTCCAGCAGCTTCCGCTCCAGCGGTCGGGTCGGCGAGACCATGCCGGCTGCGGCCAGCGACTGGATGTACTTGCCTACCTCATCGAGGTTCGGTCCTTCGAGGTCGCCGTGAACCAGGATCGGGTCCAGGTCCTCGGGCCTGTTGTTGAGCCGCTGACGCCTCGGGATCAGGAACCGATTGATGACAGCGCTGATGCTGTCCATAATGGTCCCCAACGCTGTCCCGAAGAGGTCGGTCATGTTCGAGGACAGGCTGAAGCTGCCGACCTTATCGGTGCCCATGATGAGGAACTGGGTCAGGAACAGCATCAGCATCTCTGCCCGGTGACGCTTGATGATGATGTCGGTGTCGATCAACTTGCGGCCGGTCGCCTGCATCAGCTTGAACTCGAAACCCGAGCACGACCCGTCCGCTCCCTTGCTCGATGGGATCAGCCCACCCCAGCGCTCGTCCATCCGAACCTGGGTGATGAAGCGCTCGAGGAATGCCCTGGTGGCCTTGTCCTCGGGGCTGGCGTCCTGCAGCAGTATCTCGTGCGGCACCTCCATGATGGGCATACCAGCCAGATTGCGCTCGACACCGATGCTTTCGACCTCCTGAATCCGCTTGACGTACCAATACGGGATGACGGCTGGCCTGATGAGCGATCTGCCCTCAGGGTTGCCCTTGAACGTCTCGGTTCGGAACAGCAGCATCTTCTCGATTGGGATGAACACCGGGCCCCGGTTCTCCAGCCCGGTCTGGTAGACGTTCATCTGAATCAGACCGAGCAAACCGCCCTCGTGGTCGAAGACCCAGCGGTCCACTGTGTCTTGAGCCCGTATCTCGATGCGTCGCCAGCCGAATTTGCCATCGTTGAACTTGGAGTTGATGGTCGGGTCGTCGCTGGGGCCTTTCCGCAGCTTGTAGATGATCTCGAACGGCGCATATCCCGCCCAGAGCATCGACAGCACCTCGGCCATCCAGTCCTCGAACGTGTGGCTCATGTCCTCGAAGGCGCCCTCAGTGTCCTCGGCCTCGATCTTGGCCTCGTCCGACTCGTCGGCCGGCTCGACCCGCCATTCGACCTGCCGAATCATCATCTTGATGACGTTGAAGGCAGCGGCGATGACCGGCGAGTTGTCGATCATCTCCCGGTAGATTCGGATGGCGTTCCGGCCCCGCAATCGGTGGAGGAACTCCTCGTCGATGAAACCCGAGTGATGCTTCAGTCCGGTCGAACCGATGATCATCGTCGGGTCTGGATTTGGTTGAGCCATGATGCCGGGCATATTCGGCAGGGTGTCTTTGGGGTAGACCATCAGTAGTACCTCTCTTCCATGGCGCTCTTGCCGGCCTCGATGTCCAAGTCCAGTATCCCAGCGGTCCTACCGCCATAGCGGTTCAGCGCTTGGGTCATGGTGTCGACTTGATCGTCATTCGGGGCGTTGGGAAACGACACCACTTCCTCGATGAAATCGCCCAGCCAAGGTGCTTTCCTCGGCAGGTAGACATTGCCCGACTCAATCATCGGTGACACTGCGTGCAACCTCGACTCCTTGGTCGCTCGTCCCACTGCGACAGCGACGATACCAGGGACTTTGTCTCGAAGCGATGCGATGACGGCTGGCCCGTTCGCAGCGTCCTCGACCAGCTTGAGCCTGGCCTCGGGCCACCGCTTGAACATCATCATCATCGCCTCGATGGTGGCCGGGAAGTCAGGCCGGGCTCGGTACTGGTCCACCAGGTAGAAATTGGCCTGGCTGCGACACCAGACCTGCCCCACCACGAAGCTGCCGCCCTTGCTCGCTTTGAACGTCAGATCCCAAGACTGAAGCCAGCTCGACGTCTTCGCCGGCAGCTCGTCGTAGTACCGGAACCAGTCTCGGTTGATGATGTTGCCCTCAGGTGGGGCTGGGCGCTGCTGAAACAGCGCATTCCAGACGTAGGTGCCATTGGCCTTGTTTCGCTCGACCACCTGGGCCGGAAATCGGCTCTCCCAGAGCGCCTCGCCCTCGTCCCGAGGGTCGTCTGGGGTCGGCGGCGACTCTTTGATGGCGGGCCACACGACCTGGTCCCACTGGTCGGCCCGGCTGTCCTCTTTGGCCAGCTTCAGCAGCCTGCCAGCGAGGTCGTCCTCGTGCCATCGGGTCAACGTGACAAGGATGCCTGAGTCGGCTTCGAGGCGGGTGTACAGCGTGCTGGTATAGAAATCCCAGACCTTGTCTCGATACGTGATGCTGTGGGCCTCATCCTGGTTCTTGATGGGGTCGTCGACGATGACCCATCGAGCGCCCATTCCTGTGATGCCGCCGCCGATGCCACTGCAACGGTACGTGCCGTATCGACCCACCACCTCGAACAGGTCGCTGGTGCGCATGTACTTCTGGCCATACGTCTTGGCGTGCTCCTGGGCGAGCTTGGTGTCGGGGAACAGTCGCTGGTACTCATCGGAGTCGATGATGCGCTGGACGTCCCGATTCATGCGGCCAGCGAGGTCCGACGAGTACGAGACAGCGATGATTTGGGCATCAGGGTCACGACCCATCAAGAAGGCCGGGAGACAGCGCGATACCAGCTCCGATTTGCCGTGTCTAGGCGGCATGAACACCATCAGCCGCTTTATCTCGCCACGGGCGAAGCGGTCCAGCTTCCGACAAAGCGCCTCGTGGTGCCAGTTGGGCTCGTAGAACGGTCTGGTGTAGATGGCGAAGGGCAGCAGCGACGCCCTGGCCTCTTCGCCGACCTCTTTCTCCAGCAGGGTCAGCAGCTCGTAGTCGGTCGCTGCCGCTGCCTCAGTCATTCTTCAGCTTCCTCGCCTTCAGCAACTGGTCGATCCGAGCCTTCACCTGCTCCGGGTCCACATCCTTCTTCTTGCGCTCCTCAATGATCTGACCGGGCTCTCCACGACCCTGCCGTTCGAGCGATATGCCCGACTCGATGATTTTGAGGATGTCGGACGGGCTCAGCGACCGGGACTGCTCCTGCGACTTGGCCTGGACGTATTTGAGCCACTTGTTCAGCTCGGTGGCACCCAGACTGATGAGTGCGGTGCTGATGTTGAGGTGGCGCTCCCGCATCTTGGCGACGGCCGCCAGGTCGGTGAGCCGCTTTTGGCGGTCGAGCTCGTTGTCCCAAGACTCGCATCTGTCCCGCCAACCCCACCGGGTGCACCACCGTGTCAGCACGGCAAAGCTCCATTTTCCCGGCAAAGCTAATTTTTCAATCTCCTCCAGTACACGCCTCACCGAACGCTCAACGCCCAGGTCACGGTAAATCACAAATGATTTCCATGCCTTATCGCCTTCCCGGTGTTGACGCTCATAGAGCTGTCGGTCAGGCGCTGGCTTGAATTTGGGGTCCTTCGCTCGTCGTCCGCTGCCACGTCCGCCCATGACGGCTCCGATCCATGCGTTTTCGCCAGTCCTGGTACAGCTTTTTCTGGCTGGTGTAGCTGTGAAGGTACCTCACCGCATAGGTTTCGAGCTGCTGCTCACCACAGAGCCGGTCGACATCGAACAGCCGCGACAGCGTGAGCTGCTTGACTGCATTGGTCGAGCCCCAGAACTTCTTGGTGCGAGCAATCGCTCTGATGTTGTTGATTTCCTCGACGGTCTGGGCCCGGAGGATGATGGCTTCGAGATAGGTCGATGCCAGGCCCTCCTCCGAGTGCCCACACGACATCGAAATCTTCGGCGTCTTCATGATAACGTGCTTGCCGATGCCAGCCAGCTCGGGTCGAATCTTCTGGGCTGCGATGCTGGTCCAGTGCCTCATCTCCCGGTTCGGCATGGGCCAGAGCCCGGCAGGCGTGCATGCCATGGCTCGGAATGGGGTGGAGTGCAGGCTGACAAAGGCGATCTTGCCCTCCCTGGCAGGCTTGGCGTCCCGTTCAGCCTGCGTCACCACCTCGAGGAATTCTTCAAGGTCCTGCTCATCCTCGCCAGGGAAGCCCACTACGTTGTAGAGCCGTAGTCGCCCATTTGACTCCCTACTCATCATGCCACGGAACAGCTCATACACCATACCGTCAGTGATCCGCTTGTTGATGCCGAACCGGATCCGCTCGCTGAGCCCATCCATCCCAATCTGAATCGACGGCCACCAGTCGTTCATCGGCGACGACAGCAGCTCAGCCATCGTCATCTCCCGCATGCCCTCTTCCGCATTGAACTGGCCATACTCACCAGTATCGGGCAGGATGGTCTTACGATGGAACGTGTATGCACAGAAGTAGCAGCGGTTCTTGCAGCCGACTGCCTTCTCACGCCACTCTTTGCCGTCGCTCCGAATGACGGCATCGGGCCACACTCGACTGGCCTGGGCGATTTCGTACCGATGGTCGGGGTCGAAGTCTTCAGCCCGCACAACCGACGGATGCTCAAACTTACCACCGCTTGCCGCCGCCTTGACCAGTGGCACTACGAAATCCTCTGCCCTGCCCCAGACGAAATACGTCTTGGCCATCCAGGCGAGCGGATTCACGTTGAGCACGCCAGCCCCGCCGATGATGGTGATGTAGTCACCCGAGGCCCATTTCTCACGCTCGGCGATGAATGAGTAGTAGTCGATGGTGGCGGTGATGCTGACGAGCACCACCTTGAACTGGTCCACCGTCTCTGAGCTGCAGTACCCAACCTCGATGCCCGCCTTCTCCAGCACCTGCCGAATGAGCTCGATGCCGAACCACTTGCGGACCTTGTACGACTCGACCTTGTAGGTCTGCTTGGCGTACCGTTTCTGAACGTAGATTGCTACCTCTGCCATCGTCGAGCCACCCGCTTCAAAATGAGGTATCCGATGAGGTCCTGCTCGGTGTCCTCATGGATGACCGTGCCATCGAGGCAGCGCACGGTCTGGATCCGCTTCAGCTTGTCGTCAATGCGGACATCGAGCTGTTGCTCAGCCGTCAATCCACTGAAAACACCGATGGGCTGAAGCGCGCTGTTGCCATACTCGTTGTTCTTGGCAACGAGCAGATCCCTGACGGCCTCACACTCGTCTCGAATCAGGTCCTGCACTGACTTGGGCACGGTCATAGCTGCCTCACACCGCACTGCTGGTCCCTGATGGCCTTTCCAATCCACATGTAGCACTCCTCCAGCTTGGTGAGCGCCAACGACTTGGACCTCGACTGGTCCAGCAGCCCGATGGCCTCCTCCATCTTCAGAGCAGCATCCTTGCATTTGAGCATCAGCTCCACCGATGCCTCGCTGAACTCGACAAACTCGAATCTGCCTTCCATCACTTCCTCCACTGAAAGCCGCACTTGGGACAAGTGCAGTTGGGTGTGGTGTCGACGGTCGCCGTGAAGTTGACATCGACCTCGACCGGCTCGTCTGGGGTCATGAACTTCTCAAGCTGCTTCTCGTTGAAGCCGATGACGCTGGCGAGGCCACCGTTGGCTTCGGCGTTCTCCATCAGCTCACGCATGATGGGCTTGAGCCGCTCGTTGCTCCACGAGGACAGCTCGGTGGCCTGGTTGTCGACCAAGGCGTAGGCGGTGGCCTCTTCATCGGTCCAGTCACCCCGCTTGATGGCTATCAACTCGTCGCCCTCGGCCTCGATGACGGTGACCTTCTGGAACCCGGCTTGTTTGGCTGCCTGGAGGGTGCCGTTGCCAGCCCGGACGACGTTGTCCTTGTCGAGGACGAGCGACCTACCGGCACCCAGCCGCCGCAGCGAGCTGGCTATCGTCTCCAGGTTGGCTCCGGTATGCTCCCGAGCGTTGTTCGGGTCGGGAATCAAGTTGCCCAACTCCATCGTCGTCGCTTTCAGCTTCGCCATCGATGAGACCCTCCGATTGAGCCACCACGTCGAGGACAGCGCGCATGGCAGCGCCCTCCGACTTGAGCCCGTGCCGTATCCGAAACGATTCGAGGGCAGCGACGTGCAGATCGCCAACGTAGTACGACCTGACCTTGCCACCCTGGACCTTGCGCCTCCTGCCCATGCCAACCACGTTACTTAACAAAACTGAGGGTGTCAACCCGACTTATGAAGATTTGATGCGCCGAGATGGTCGGGTGTCACAGTGTAACAGCCGTAACAGCCCCTCCCGGAAGTCTCGACGCGCTACGAAGGCTATCTCATCGACCCGCTCGGACGCTATGTCACAGGTGTAACAGGGTCACAGCCTCGTAACAGTTATGGGGTGTTACCAATGAAATCATGGACTTACGAGATTCTTGCGATTTGGGCGTCCCGAAAGAGTCGAATGAAATCGCGGACTTACGAAGCCCGCTCGGAGTGTCACACACAACACCCCTATTCCTTTATAGGCATTTTAGTGGTCACTCCGGACTGACTATTGAAATGATATAGGAGAAATATATAAAGGGCCTGTTGTGACACACCAACCGCCACGATCGTCGCAACACCGCAGAATCGCTCACCATTCTGCGTAGCACCCCACCGTCACACCAAGCCGGGCATCTGTCACACAAAGTCAAATGAAGCCTTGACTTCCCCTCGACGACATCGTAAGAAGGGACTGCGAACCTTATGAAGGAATCAAAACCATGCTTTCGACGCCCAGCCGGCCATCAACCGGGTCTTCTACCTTCATAAGTTCGCGCTTATGGTGGTCGGCTGGGCGGCCCACATCAAGGAGATGCCTGTGACTCGACCGTTGACGTTCACAGTCTTCGAGCGTGCGCAGGACACCTACGGTCAGCTCTACTCCGAACCTTGGGAACGATGGGTCAATGAGGGCTTCTCCGAGCATGCACAGCGGGGAAGCCCCAACGACACGGCCGACAAGGCTGCCTTGGACGAGGCCAAGAATGGCCGGGCCATCGTCCTGGGCGAGATCCCCGAGGGCAAGAACCGTAAGGGTGTCAACGTCCGCACCGTGCATGCGCTGGCCCTCGACATCGAGGACACGCCCGACGACAAGATCGTTGAAGCGTTTGAACGGCTGGCCCCATTCGAGTATTTCGTCTGGACGACCCACAAGC